ACCACCCAAGAGGAGCCTTCGCTCTAAAAACTAGACAGGCAGGAGTAGTTACTCGATTACTTGATGTTGAATGGAATGTCGGTAAGTCTGGTGCTGTCTCACCTGTTGCAATCTTAGAGCCGTGTGTGATTGGCGAAGCTACTATTAGTAGAGCAACTCTACATAATATTGGTTACATAGAAGCGTTAAACCTAGAAATAGGTTGTAATGTAGAAGTTATTAGAAGTGGGGAAATAATACCTCGCGTTGTAAAAAGAGTATGAAGTATGCAAAAGAAGAGCTGGAAAACAGCAACAGGATATTTAAAAGTGCTACACCAAAACTTACCCTTGATTGGTATGTTAAGTGGACTGCTAGTGTTATCCTTCTTGCAGCTATGGTTATTAGGTCAACAGGAATATCGAACACTGCTGATACAATATTATCTTTTTTTGGGTGTTTAGGTTGGTTATTTGTTGCTTTTATCTGGAAAGATAGAGCCTTAATTATTCTAAATGCTATTGCTTGTTTTATATTATTAACAGGACTTTTAACTAAATTATTTACTGTCTAATGGCAGGAGGTATATACAACGAAACGTATTTTCGCAACTACCCTGAAGAAAAAGACAGGGATGGAATACTATATGGCATAGTACTGGTTAATATGAAAACATGGGAACGAGAAACTATAAAAGTCGGCATCGCAAAAGGAAGAACATTCAAAGACGCCGTTCGAAGGGGGCGTGGATTCACCAACTACGATATTCGGATTCAGCGTTTGTGGAGCGGGACGATATACGATTGTTGGAGATTCGAGCAGAAGCTACACAACCAGTTTCAGAAAGATAGACATAAAACACAACACAAGTTTGGTGGACACACGGAATGTTTCAGCATGGAGTCTAAAATATTAGAGGCATTTCCAAAAAAGAATGAAGAATATGATAGCAATAATTGAAAACTTTTATACTAAGGAAGAATGTGATTCACTCAGAAATCACCCCGATAATGAATGGATAGCCGCAAGTTCCAGAAGCTTAGATGGAAAAGTCACAACTGGTGGGTACAGAAATGCAGACATAACTTATCGTTTACCTGTGAAAAGAAAGGAAGTCGTAGAAGCATTTAAAACTTTCAATAAACAACATTATAACTTACACTTGAATGGACACATTGAAGCAGCTATCAATAGATATGGAGTTGGACAATATTTTAAATTACACTATGATATGATATTGGACGATACTTTATATGACAAGAAAAGAGAATGTAGAAAAATCTCTGCAGCTATTCAGCTGTCAGACCCCAGCGAGTACGAAGGTGGTAGACTAATTGTAAAAGGATATTCAACACCTGTTGGACAAGGAACAATGATTTTATTCCACTCGCTATCATCACACGAAGTCACCCCAATTACAAAAGGAATGAGATACAGTCAAAATATATTTGCTTACGGAAAGTTTGAATTATGAAGTTTATAGGAATTAGTGAAGGCTTCCATGATGCAGCGATAGCTGTGGTAGATGAGTATAATCAATTACAATTTGCAACCCAAGCCGAAAGATATACAAGAGTTAAAAATGATAGATGGTTGCCCGATAACTTGGTACAAAAAGAGAAAGGAGACCAAGTTATTTATTATGAAAACACAGAGTTTAAAAAAGCAAGACGAGAGCATTATGGTCAGTCTCGAATCGAGCTAAAAAGAGATTACGATATTAAAACAATCTTTCATCACGAAAGTCACATGGCGGCAGGTTATTATACTGCTCCATTTACTGAGGATGTTGTATGTGTAGTTATAGACGCAGTAGGCGAGTATGACACAGCAACTATATGGAAAGATGGAAAAAAGATATGGAGTAAACAATACCCTTGGTCTTTGGGAATGTTTTATAGTGCTATTACGAAAAGAATAGGACTAAAACCAAATGAAGATGAGTATATAACAATGGGTATGGCGGCATATGGTGATGCAGAAATAGATATGTCAGAAGAAGTACAGTCTGATTGTAGTCATGGATTTCCTTTAACAAAATGGTTTTGGAAACACCCATACGATATAGCCGCAAGTGCGCAGTATACAATAGAACAAGAAATACTAAAAATTATGCGTGAAGCAAGAAAGCATGGCTCTAAGCTAGTATATGGTGGTGGGGTTGCCTTAAACTGTGTAGCAAATAGTAAGATTCGTCCTATGTTTGATGATATGTGGATATTTCCTAATCCAGGCGATGCAGGAAGCGCGCTTGGTTGTATATTAGCACACACAAAGAAACGATTAGATTATCCTCACACTTTTTGGGGAGAAAACATTTTTAGAGACTTAGAGGTTAATAAAATAGTAAAGAAACTTGTATACAAAAGAGTATGTGGAGTAGCAAATGGACAAGCAGAGTTTGGTCCAAGAGCTTTGGGTAATAGGTCTTTACTAGCAGACGTTAGAACTGATGTAAAAGATACTGTAAATGATATAAAACGAAGACAAAAGTTTAGACCATTTGCACCAGCAATACTAGAGGAGTTCTATGACGAATACTTTGAAGGATATGCAAATGAATATATGCAGTTTGTATCTAAGGCAAAACACGACTACACTAGCGTAACTCATGTAGATGGAACAGCAAGAGTACAAGTAGTAAAGAATGATGGAAGTAATCTTAGAGAAATACTAGAATATTATTATGAAGTAACTAAAGTTCCTATGTTACTTAATACAAGTTTGAATATAAAAGGACAACCTATTGTGAACACTTGGGAAGATGCAAAACAATTTGAAACAAAATATGGAGTAAATGTACTATGATATATTGGAATGGATGTAGTTTTGTTAGAGGAATGGAAGTTGGAAAGAAGAAGCATAAGTTTGCTTGGTCTGTTTCAGAAGAGTTTAATCAAGAGTGTATAAATCATGCAAAGGTTGGAGGAAGTAATGATAGAATATGGAGGACAACTATAAATGATGTGCCTCAATTCTTTCAACCTGCCCTTGTAGTAATTATGTGGACTGGAATTAATAGAATGGAGTATTTAGAGTGGGCACCCCTTAAGTCCCATGAGTTTATATGGAGAGCAGCTAATTGGGCAAACTTTAACTGGAATCCTAAAACTGGATTTATAGATAAAAAGAATAGTTATATAACTAAAAATCCTGTACCGGGTGTTGTTAAGAAATCTTTACAGGATTATATGGTGAATGTAAGAAATATGCCATTTAATTTAATATATAACTTACATTATATGTATACAACTAATATTTACTTAAAGTCATTAGGAATTAATGTTTTGAATTATACTATGTCGAATACTCCCTATCTACATTTACCAGAGTACTTAGAACGTACATTTAGAGAGGGAGCAAACTTTGTATGGGAGACTCCCCAAATAGATAAAAAAGAATGGTTTAAAAGGTTACCTTTCCTAAAAGAAGAAGGTATGTATGATATGTGTAAAAAGGCGGGAGTACCCTTTGGAGAAAAAGACCATCCGTTAGAAGAAGGACATGCACTAATGCATGATAGAATAGTAAAGGATATAAGGAAACATGGATTTAATAAAGAGTTTAATTAAAAAGATTCAAGCAGTTTGGTTTCACTGGAAACATAGAAATGATTATGTAGAAGATACCCACATTTACGAGGACGATTAAAAAATTGATTCACGCTTATAAGTCAAGCATCCGAAAAAAAGTTCTTGACAGATGCTTAAACTTTTTGTATAATATATGTATATTTAGGAGAGAGAAGCTAAGTGAATGTGATTATAGCACCAACCAACTGCCCTTGTTGTGATAGTGAATTAGAATTGGTCAATGAGCAATTATTTTGCCGTAACCAATACTGTTCTGCACAATGGAGCAAGAAGTTGGAAAGCTTTGCTTCTACTCTTAAAATAAAAGGTCTTGGACCAGCGACTCTAGTTAAGTTGCAAGTCCAAGACTACCCAGAACTTTATGAACTTACTGTAGATGAAATACAGCAAAGATTAGGAAGTATTAAGTTAGCTGAGAAACTTTATGACGAATTGCAAAAGTCTAAAAGTAGTAAGTTGGTCGATATAATACCAGCTTTCTCAATACCACTTATTGGTCGGTCGGCTTCTCAAAAATTATGCGATAGAATATCTCACATCGAAGATATTAGCGAGAACAGTTGTACTGAGGCAGGTATCGGACCAAAAGCATCAGCTAGCTTATTACAGTGGTTAGACACTGAGTTTTATCCTAACAAATACATTGACAACCTTCCCTTCAATTGGAACAACAAGATTAAAGAAAAGAAAGAGGTCACAGGCGTCGTTTGTATATCAGGTAAGTTAAAAAGCTACCCAACAAAAGCACATGCTACCTTGGTATTAGAAAAGTCTGGGTATGTTGTAAAATCAAGTCTGACAAAAGACTGCACTCATCTTATAAATGAGAGTGGACTCGAATCAGCAAAAACAAAGACAGCTCGTGACCGAGGTGTTGTAATAATAACCAATTTAAAAAAATTAATAAAGGAAAATTAAAAATGGCATTACCAAAATGGACAGACGAAAGAACACAAGCTTTAGTGGACTTTGTCGGTGGAGAAACCCCTATATCTCAAGCAACTGTTGCTTCAGCAGCAGAAGAATTAGAGACTTCAGTAAGAAGTGTCTCTTCTAAGCTAAGAAAAATGGGACACGAAGTTGAATTAGCATCAGCTTCACAAAGCAAATCTTTTTCAGATGAGCAAGAAGCAACGTTACAAAACTTTGTAACAGATAACTCAGGTGGCTACACTTATGCAGAAATCGCTTCTAACTTTGAAGGTGGAGCATTTAGTGCAAAATCAATTCAAGGTAAAATCTTATCTATGCAGTTAACAGAACATGTTAAACCTGCACCTAAAGTTGAAACTGTAAAAACTTACAGCGAAGACGAAGAAAGCCAGTTCGTTTCATTAGTAAACGACGGAGCTTTTATTGAGGACATCGCAGAAGCTATGGGCAGAAGCGTAAACTCAATCAGAGGAAAAGCATTATCACTACTTAGAGCTGGTGAAATCAACGCTATTCCTAAGCAGAAAGAAACTAAAGGCTCAAGCAAAGCTGATCCTTTAGATGGTCTTAATATAGTAGATATGTCAGTAGAAGATATCGCATCTGAAATTGGCAAAACAGTAAGAGGTGTTAAAACTATGCTTACTAGAAGAGGTCTACAGTGCTCAGACTATAACGGAGCTGCTAAAAAAGAAATAGGCTAATACCTATTCATCTCAGGCGAGCTTCCCTTATGGGTTGCCTCGCCTTTTTTATAATTTAATCTTTGTTTTGGGAGAGACAATTTGACTTTAGAAAGTGCATTACTTAAGCAAATCATTGCTAATGGAGACTTTGAGACTTGGAACAGTCTTAAAGAGCATTACTTACCTGAGGGTGAGTACCGTAAGCTATGGAAAATCTTAGACAAGCACGTTCATAAGTATCAAGCACTCCCAACATTTGAAGATTTAAAACTCGAAGTTCGTTCAAGAGAACTTCAAGAAAAAGTCTATGCAATAGAAACTGTAGAAACAGACGTTCCTTCTATTATATTATTAGACTATCTAAAAAACCAGTTTACGCAAAACGAAATATTATCCCGAATCGAAGACTATGTAGATAAACATATTGCTATTGGCGATGCTCGTGAAAACATTGACTTACTCCAAGAAATTGTAGTACAAGTCGAAGACCGAGTTGAAACCAGTGATGAAGCAGAAAGTATGGATTCTATAGAACTGTTCGATAATGCAGAGGATTTATCTAAGTTTTTGCCGCTCGGTCTCAATCAAGAATACGACCTGGACTACACATTCTCTCCCAAAGACTTGGTAGTTATTGGTGGTAATCGTGGTGGAGGTAAGTCATTTACTTGTTGTAATATTGCTACCGCTGCCCAAGCAAAAGGTAAATCTGTTTTGTATTTCACTATTGAAATGGACACAAGACAGATTCTACAAAGAATTGCCGCTATTTCCACAGGTGTGCCTACTAATCGTATAAAAACTAAGAATCTTGCTCCAATGGAGTGGGAGAAAGTTGCGACTTGGTGGGCAGACCGATTTGAAGGTGGAGATGAATGTCTTAATGAGTACAAGGAACATCAAGATTTTGATAAGTTCCACTATCAACTTACTAGAAATAAGTTGGCAGAAAAGCCTCAAATAGATGTACATTATGACCCCTCGCTTACACTAGCTAAAATAATAAGTGTAGTGAGACAGAAACAAGCGCAATTACCTGACCTTGGAATAGTGATAGTAGATTACCTAAACCAGATTAGACGCCATAACGCACCAAACCGTTCAGGACAATACGATTGGACCGAGCAAATCGAGATCTCAAAAGGTCTCAAATCTCTCGCACAAGAGAGCAAAGTTCTAGTTCTCTCCGCTTTCCAGACTAATGAGAAAGGAGAGGCAAGATTCTCAAAAGGAATCTTGGATGCTGTTGACGCTGCTTACAGCATACAGCATTGGGGAGACGCAGAGCCTTGTATTAAGTTAAAATGTGATAAGATGAGAAACGGAAAAGCGGAGCCATTCGTTTCAGAAATGAATTGGGACACGCTAAAAATCGGCCCGCACACTGCTCTAGACCCAGATGAAAAAGCTGAGTTAAAAGAAACAATGACAACAGGAGAAGATACATATGATATTTAATCCTAACTGGGCACCTAATAGGATGCTAGTATTTCAAACAAACATACTAGATAAAGGTATGAAAGAAGTACGAAACTTTGAATACCCTCTTGTATCTACTAGAGCATGGATTCAAGGACAGCAAGGAAGAATAGACATAAGATTATATCACTTTATCAGAGATGTATTAGATAAAGGATTTGTAAATCCTATACAAGTATGGACAGATGGAAACTATATAACAGTACCTTATGGAATGAATAGGCTATGGTTGTGGAAGTTATTTCCTGAGATTAATCTAGACTGTCTAGTTATTGTACCAGGTGTACACGATACAAGATTTATAAAGAATAAGTTTGACAAGATTACAGAGTTAACACCAAATAAAAAAGGTGGAAACAATAAAATCGACATGAAGTTTGATAGAAGATTACCCCCACTAAAATATGTAAAGTGTGGGAATCTATATGAACTTGGAGTTGATAATGAGAAATTGATTTTTAAAATACCACTTGAAAACCCAGAGTGGGATAAAGAATGGAAACAACTACAAAAAGAAAAAGGCTTTACGTTGTGGATGGGTAATGAAAGATTTTATTCTATAGGGAAGCCTGTGGAAGATTATGATGTAACTGATGTTAGAGGAATATATCAGTTATTCTATAAGTGCTTTTTTGATAGAAATAAAACATGGGACAAAGTATGGTACAAAAGAAAACAGTAAAGAATGAATATTTATGGATGCTTAACCCTATTTCAGAAAGAAGTAGAAAAATAAGAAAACAAGGACAAAAGGAAGACGCTAGGAGGGCAGGAGTATGGTTTTATATACAGAAAAACAATTAGAAGAAGCATGGCATTGTCATTGTGCAGAAATTGCATATATGAATCAGGAAAGCGAACGTAT